GAACTCCACGCCACCGGGTCCCTCCGCCAATCATGCAACGTCGGCACCGGACGGGGACTCCCGCTCTTGTTGTTCCACGACCGCCAATCGTTCCCTGTCGGGAGCGCGGAGACGTGGACCCACGCCTATGACGGCTTGGACGGGGTGTGGAAACTCAACGACTCCGAACCCGCGCAACGCGCCGCCGCGTCCGCCGAACGCGGCGAGCTCACCGGCTTGTCTATCGGGTTCCAACCGGTCCGGTCCCAATGGGATTTCGTGGATTGGGACGCGTGGGACCCCGACCTCGGACCCGACCACATGGACAAGGTCACCCGCCAAGAATCCCGGTTGGTGGAGGTCTCGGTCACCGCCACCCCCGCGTTCGTGGACGCCGCGGTCACCAACGTCCGTTCCGGCGCCGAACTCCAACTCCGCCACCGGCACCTACCCGGCCGGCCCCATAGCGACGTGGACCGTTGGCGGGAGATAGTGGACGAGTTACGATCCCGCGAGCCATAGACCGCGACCGACCCGTCACGGCGCGCCGGGGATAACCCACCGGTAACCCGCCGATCCCTCCGGGGACCGACAGTTGACCGGTAGCCACACCCCACCGCCGGGTGACAGTGGGACCGCACCTAGCGCGCTACCCCATCACTTGCACGCGGAGGTATCCGGTGATTCCTGCTTTGGAAAATCTGCTCAACCGGCGCGCGGAACAAGTCGCGGCCATGGACTCCATCTTGGAACAAGTCGCGGAGCGCGACTCCGGGGACCTCGTCCCCGCGGAACGTGACCTCTTGGAGGTGGCGCGGTCCACCATCTCGGACTTGGACGCGCAGATCGCGCCGCTAGAACAGTGGGACTCCGCGCGCGCCGCGCACACCGACACCCTGGCGCGACTGCCGCGGGTGACCGTCCCGGCGCCGGCGCGGGCGGACGGCGGGGACCGCGTCCCGCAGTATCCCAGCGCGGGCGCGTTCTTGGTGGACTACCTCCGGGCGCGCGGCATCATGGAACGCGGGGTGTCCGACGCGGAAGCATCGGCGCGCGTCCAAGCCGCCTATCAAGCGCGGGTGGTCGCCGACCAAAAGACGGGTGACACCGCCGGTATCCTGCCGACGCCCATCGTCGGTGGCGTGGTGGACCTCATCGACGCCAACCGGCCCCTCATCACGTCGTTGGGTGGCGCCATGGGGTTGGCCGGCATCCCCGGCGCGACATTCTCCCGTCCGAAAATCTCCCAACACACCACCGTGGGTGTCCAAGCGGGAGAGAAAACCCAACTCCCGTCCCAAAAAATGAGCATCACCGGTGTGTCGTTCACCAAGTCCACCTACGGCGGGACGGTGGACATTTCCCGGCAGGACATTGATTGGACGTCCCCGGGGGCGTGGGACATTCTCGTCCGCGACCTCGCGGACGTCTACGCGATCCAAACGGAAACCGCGGTGGCCGCGGCGTTCAAAACCGCCGCCACCCACGCCGCGGTGGCGGTCGCGACCAACACCCTGGCCGACTGGACCAAGGCGCTCTACCTCGCGGCGGCGGACTCTTACGCCAACACGTTCCGTATGCCGGACCGGATTTGGTGCTCACTCGACGTGTGGGCCGCGTTGGGTTCGTTGGTGGACGTGTCCCGGGTGGTGTTCCCGGTCAACACCACCAACGAAATGGGCGCGTCGGGGACGTCGTCCATGGCCGATTTCCGCGGGGACGTCCTCGGACTCCCCCGGGTGGTGGTCCCCACGTTCCCGTCCGGGACCTGCATCGTGGGTCCGTCCTCGTTGTTTGAGGTCTACGAAGAGGTCATCGGGTTGTTGTCCGTCGTGGAGCCGTCCATCCTCGGTGTCCAAGTCGCCTACGGCGGTTACGTGGCATTCGGGACCCTGGCCGGCGCCGGGTTCGTCCCGTTGACCCCACCGGCCGGTTTGGTGGTCCCGTCCATGGTGGACGTCACCGCCCCCGACGATGACACCGACAACACGCCGATGACCGACGAGGAACGCGCCGGCGGGGGCGCCCCCGACGCCGACAAGTCCGAGGACGCCGGGAACTCCAAGCCGGCGCGCGGCAAGAACGGCGGGTGACCCATGACCCGGACGGACCGCGCCACCGCGTACGCCATCACCCCCGCCACGTGTGCGGTGGCCGGCACCCCCGCGGTGATTACCGGTCCGTCCGGGTTGGCGTCCACCACCGGGGTCAGTTTCGGGGTGTTCGACGCGGTCGCGTGGTCGGTGGTGGATGACGCCACCCTCTACGTGGTCGCGCCAGCACAAGCCGCCGGGGACGTCCCGGTCACCGTTCACACGTCCGCTAGCGGTGACCTCGTCGTCCCCGGTGGGTTGACCTATGAGGCGCCGACGTCGGGGACGTTGACCACGTGGCCCACACTCCCCGAGGTCCGGGCGTTCCTGCGGAAAGCCTCCAGCGACACCGGAGACGACCCGGTCATAGATACGTGTCGCGCCGCGGCTATCGACTACGGGAACCGGCGCACCAACTACCGGTGGATACCCGGCGCCGACTCCGCGTGGTGGACCCCGATGCCGGACGCGGTCTACCAAGCCGCGCTCACCCACGCCGCGCGGTTGTTCCGCGGCCGGGACTCCATTGACGGGACGGTGGGATGGGCGGACGTGGGGATCACCCACATTGGGCGCGCGGACCCCGACGTGGAATCCCTCTATGACGCGGTCGGACCGTTGGTGTTCGGGTGACGTGGCAACGCGCCCCGGTCGCCACCGCGCTCGCCGCGTTGTTGTCCTCCGCGGCGGAGGGATCGGTCACCACGTTCCCGGACCCACCGTCGTCGTTCAACGTCCCCGCCTACATCGTGGCGTGGCCGTCCGTCGTCAACTACCACACCCCCGCGTTCGGGTTGGACGAGGCGACGTTGCCAGTTTTGGCGTGTGTCGCCACCGACCAATCCGCGCAACTGGACGCCCTACTCAACACCGCACGCGCGGCGTTGGAGGCGGACCCGACTATCGGGGGGACGATCAAAACCGGGGGACTGACCGTCACCGCGGAACGTAACTGGCGCGTCCTCGCGGACGTGGCCGGCGCCCGGTTCCTCGCCGCGGAACTCACACTCACCATCACCATGTGACGAAAGGGACCTACCCATGGCCGACGAAAACGGGGAACCGGTTGACGACGAGAACGGGAACGGTGGTGGCGTCGCGCTCCTAGACGCGCCCATGCAAACCGCGGCGGGGGACCCGGTGGCGCCCATCGCCACCCCGTTGGTGATGACGGACGCCTACGTGGAGGTCAACGGGGTCAACCTCCGGTGTCTCGCGCTCCACGCGGAAATCAACCCGGAAAACAAGCCCATTGACGTGACCACCATGTGTGGCATCACCGAATACCCGGGTCCCATCAAGTGGCATTTCATTTGCAAGTTTGCACAATCGTTCGACGTCGGCGCGACCGACGCCACGTTGTACGCGGCGGTGCAGAACTACCAAAACACCGGCGCGCCGTCCACGTTCAAACTCCGCCCCCACGCGTCCACCATCGCGTCCGCCACCAACCCGGTCTACTCCGGGCAAGTCATCCCGTCCCCCTACCGGTACATCGGCGGGGACGCGGGCGCGTTGTCGGAGGTGGACATTGATTGGGTGATGACCGGACCGCCGAACAAAGACACCGGGTCGGTGGTCGCCACCGGCGCCACCGCCGGGTCCCCCGGGTTTTTCACCCCGTCCGGCGCCAACCCGCCGGCCAACCTCGCCGCGTTGACCGGGATCACCGCGGTTCCCGCCACCGCGTGGGCGGTCGGCCAGTGGGTCAACACCGCCGACCTTTTGGCGAACCATTGGACCGGTTCGGCGTGGGCCGCGGGTAAAGCGTGACCGACGAGGTCACGGTGGTGGGCGCCGGCGCGCTCCAATCCGACTTGGAACGGTTGGCGCGTCCGGGTGGCGCGATGGACACCGCCACCCGCGACGCGGCCACCAAGTTGTTGGACACCCCCGCGTCCACTGCCCGCGCGTCCATCCCCCAAGTGTCCGGCGCGATGGCCAACTCGGTCCACGTCAAACCGGAATCGTTCGGCGCCGCGTTGTCCGAGGGGAACGGGGTTGTCTAC